GTCCTATTATGATTTAGGAAAGCTATATAGTATAAGGGCAATGAGTAATTTCATTCCGCTGCAAGAATTATTAAGTGTACCTGACTGGTATAAGGACGGAGAGTGTCAGAAACACGACCAGGACTTGTTTTTTCCAGACAGAGGTGGTTCTACAGTAAAAGCAAAAGCAATTTGTAATTCTTGTAAAGTTAAAAAAGTATGTTTAGAATTCGCAGTAGAAAGAAAAGAAAGATTTGGTATTTGGGGTGGTAAGTCTGAACGAGAACGAAGAGCAATACGCAAAGAACAACGATTACAGACGGAGTTTCAAGAAAAAGCGTAAATATTACTGGGAGGTTACACCTGAAGAAAATGACTTTCCATTTATTGTAGGTAAATACACATTGGAAGAGTTTTTTACTTGGTTAGATGAAGAATATAATTTTATTCCGCATCAATTTAAAAGACTTAAAAGCTTAAGGTAAGTCGTCTTCCGTTATTTTCCAGCTAACGTGAAACTGTTGATGAAAGTTTGCTTGTGAGGAAACTTTATTTCTTTTTTTCTTTTTAGGTTTTCCGAATTTCGATTGTTTTATTTTTTTTTCAGTAACAAAACCAGAAGACATCTTCCCTAAATAACTTTGTAAATCGTACATAAGTTAAATACTTTATCATACATTTTGTATAAAAAGTATATTATATGTTTCAAATATGTTAAAATTATATTTCTACACATCATTGCCCTGATGTTAAGAGAGCGAAAAGACCGCCCTTCGAGGCGGCTTTCGTTTTTTTTAAATACCAAACAGATATGGTATATTTATATAACAATGGTTCAAGATATTATTTACAAAGGTTTCAGATTTAAGCTAAAAGAAAGTGTTTTGGCTATGTACAGAAAGAAACAAATTGTAGAATACATATCTGTACCATCAGAATTCAGAAACTCTAACATTACATATTTTTTAGAAAGATATTTAGAAAGACATTACAATATAAAATCTAAAACAAAGTAACTTAACTTCATAATAAAGTTATAGTGTAGATTACACCAACAAATGTTGTGTGTTAAGAGAGATTATCAGAAAGATATCTCAATAAAGAAAGAGAATAAAATGAGTAATACTAAAATCACGTTGCCTATTCAGGCAATTCGTACATTAACTTCCTTAACTGATAAGAATGTTAAAGAATACTATGGGTATATTAGCTGTAAAGATTTGGCAGAGGCTGAAGAATTACCAGATACACCAAACCCTAGAAAGAAAGTAGCTGATAAAAGTTCATATCAAGAACTAGTAAATGCTATTACAGAAAAAAAACAAATACCAGACTTATTTATGTTTGCCTCTTTAGGTATTCATATACTAGCTGATAGCGCAGTTGTCGAGGATGATTCCATAACCATTACATTGTCAGATGAAGACGGCATTGTTAACGGAGGACATCTCTACGGTGCTATAAGAGATGAATTGAATACAATACCAAAAGATAGGTTTGTAAGAGTTTTCATAATGACTGGTGTCAAAGATGAGTCAACTAGATTAAATATTTCTATTGGTTTAAATAATTCTTTGCAAGTTAGTGATGAATCATTATTAAATCATAAAGGACAATTTCAGTGGATTAAAGACGCTTTTAAAAATACTCCATACGAAGATGCAATAGTTTATTTTCAAGGAGATGATGGAACTGTAAAAGTTAGAGATATCATATCAACAGTTTATTCATTGATAAAAGATGGAACAGAACTTATGATTGAACCTAATACAAAGATGCTTGCCTATGGTGGTAAGAATAAAATTGTAGATAAGTATGAAGAACAATATGACAACTACAAGAAATTTAAATCTAGTTTAAAAGATATTTATAGATTTAAAGACTACGTACAAGAAACTGCTTATCCAATGTGGTGCGATGCTACAGGGGAAACTAATGATGACAATCCGTTTATATTTTCTGCATGGAAAAACAATAAGAATCAAACATTGTTTATTGATGAAGATAAAGAAATGGAATATGTATTACATCAGGCAGTACTCGTTCCAGTTATAGCTTCGTTTAGAACAATAATTGCAATGGAAGGAAAATTTAATTATCACCTTGCTAAAAAAGTTTGGGATAATATTGGATTTAAATTAATGCAGAAAGCTGTAAGAATAGCTAGACAATATGACCAATTGAGACCAGTAGGTTATTTCCAACCAATGTGGGAAGAGATGTTTGAAGCAACTCGTTTAGAATTAAAAAGTCTAAAACAGAATAAGTTAGCTTCATAATAAAGTTATAATGTAACTATATTCGTCTACGGCTAACGCTGTAGTGAGAATACTTTTCAAAAGAGAATAAGGCCATCCTGTGAGGTGGCTTTCTCTTTTTCAATACCACTAGACAGAGGCTAAAGAGGTAATATTAAATCAGTCGGCATCCACACCGACCTCCTCCCATCATCGGCTCTCTTAGGAGAGCTGTATCTATAACAAAGAGCTGTTAGAATATTTAAATGCCTAGAGTGGAATGGGACCCAGAAAACGAAAGTTATAAAGAATTCAAACAACGTCGTTCTAAATCACATGGCGTATCTGGAATGGGTCAAAAAAAAAGAGAAGGCACTGGTAAAATTAATAAATCAGAGCTCAGAGAAAAATCTTTAAAACGTGCTAAAAATAAATGTGAATGGCCAGAATGTGATACAACTCAATGGTTAGAAATGGCTCATATTACAGGTATTGGTATGGGTGGTATGAACAGGGATATTTCAAACAGTGAAGGTAATGTAGCTATATTTTGTAAGTATCATCACGATATTTTTGATGGTAAAACTATATCTGGAGCAAAAAGAGAGTACACTAAATTTGTAAGAGCTTACTTGGGGAGATATGCCTAGATACGATTATAAATGTTTAGCTGAACATTGTGGACTAGTTAGTGAAATTATTCACAAGATAGACATTAATCCAGAGATTAATTGTCCTAAATGTCAGTCAGTCATGTTAAGACAGATATCAAAAAATGTTATGTTTGAAACCCCTGTGGATGTTGAGTGGGAAAAAGACCCCTCTGATTTATCTGTTAGTTCTTATGAAAAGTATCAGAAAGCAAAGAAAAAGAAATTTAGGTGGTAACAATGAGAGAATACAATTACGAACTTATTACTGAGGAAGAAAAAGAAAATATTATTAACAACGAGATTAAAAAACTAGAAGCTCAACATTGGGCTTTGTGTTTAATGGAACCTCATAAACTTCAGAATCCCGAAGAACATTTAGCTTGGCAACAAAACATAACGACACTAGAACAAGCTATGACTAATTTAAAAAGAAGAAAAGCAGAGTACTTAAATTAAGTGTCAAACGAATATGTAGCACAACTACCTCCTTTGCATGAAGCGCAGAAAAAAGTTGCACAATCTGATAGTCGTTGGAAAATTCTTTGTGCAGGAAGAAGATTTGGTAAAACTAGATTAGGCGTACAACTGTGTTTAGAAAATGCCTTAGCTGGAAAAAGAGCTTGGTGGGTTGCACCTACTTTTGCAATTGCTAGAGTTGGCTGGAGAGCAATAGAAAATGCAGCCTATTCATTTCCCGAAGAAATAAGACCTAAAATATCACTTGCTAATATGGAAGTTCATTTTCCGAACGGTGGATATATAGGTGCTAAATCTGCTGATAATCCACAACGTCTAAGAGGTGAAGGTCTTGACTTTTTAGTTATGGACGAAGCTGCATTTATAAAGCCAGAAGTATGGAGAGAAGTATTAAGACCAACACTGACTGAAAGAAAAGGTGGAGCGTTATTTATTAGTACTCCTATGGGCGTTGGTAATTGGTTTTACGATTTGTGGGAAACAGCAAACGAATTACCAAACTGGGAAAGATTTAAATTTTCAACTTTAGATAACCCTAGTATTGACCCAGAGGAATTAGAGAGTGCTAAAGCAGAAGTAGGTTCTATTGTTTTTGCTCAAGAGTATATGGCAGAGTTTGTTGAATCTGGACAAGCCATGTTTAAACCAGAGTGGTTTGCATACTACTCAATTAAATCAAACAATTTATGGATAGGTGGTGGAACTCAATGGAATCCAGAACAGTTAAGTTTTTTTGGTGCTGCAGATATTGCAGTTACAACAGCAGATGCTTCTGACTACACAGCAATTGTGAGCTTCGCTCAGACACCAGATATGAGAATATTTGTTAATGACGTTCAAAGAATAAAAGTTGAAGGACCTGATGTTGTTCCAGCAATTAGAGACATGTACAGAAGATATAATTGGAAACATGTTTTATTAGAAAAACAAGGTTTATCAAAACCCTTTACGCAAATGGCTCAAAGGAGTGGATTGAGAGTTATAGAAGTTTCTGCTGATAAGGATAAAATAACAAAGGCTTTGCCATTATCGGCTAGGATGGAGGCAGGAGATGTGTTGTTTCGAGCTGATGCAGCATGGGTACCTGATTTAGAGAGGGAACTTTTGACGTTCCCGCTTGGTGCTCATGATGATATGGTAGATGCATTAGCTTTAGGAGCACAACATCTGCAAAACAAAAGAACCTGGCAGGCTTTTTAATGGAACAAGAAAATAAAAGTAGATTTCAAAGAATTGTAGATATAATTAGACCTAACTCTGGTGGAGAAAAAGCACAGGGTAGATATAATCAGAACTACGGTTTGGATTCATCAGTATATGGTTACAATACTACTTCTGGATTTTGGGAAACAAAACAATTAGAAGAAATTGGTGATGGTTCTGCAAACTCAGCTGTTATTGCTTGTCTAAATGTATTATCAACAGCTTTCTCAGAGCCAATGTTACAAATTGTTAAAATGGACGAAGCTGGTAACAGAGATGTAGACTTCAAACACCCTTTATTTGATTTATGGAGAAGGCCTAATCCCTATATGTCATCTGGACTTATTAGTCATTATATTGTTTTAGCTTTAAACACAGTAGGAGATGCTTTTCTCTACAAGAATAGAAATACAAAAGGAGAAGTAGTTCAATTAGTACCACTAATGCCAAGTTTAGTTCAAGTAAGAGGCAACGATAAAGAATTAATAACGCACTATGAGTATTTTGTTCATGGAAGTGGTAATGCATTAGATTTACCATATGATGATGTTGTTCACATAAGACAAGGTATTGACCCTAATGACCATAGAAGAGGACATGCTCCACTTAAAGGTGTTTTAAGAGAAATTCTTGGAGACGAAGCTGCTGGACAATGGTCAGCTGCTTTATTACACAATATGGCTGTACCAGGAGTTGTACTTTCCCCTAGAAACGATGCCATGGGTGGACCAACAAGAGAAGAAGCTGAAGCTATTTCTGAGTCTTATAAACAAAAATTTGGTGGTGCAAATAGAGGACAGCCAATGGTCTTATCGGGTTCTATGAATGTAGATGTTGTATCTTTCTCTCCAGACCAAATGAAACTACAAGAACTAAGAAGACTCCCAGAAGAGAGAATATCAGCAGTTTTAGGTGTCCCAGCAATTCTCGCTGGACTCGGAGCTGGACTGGATTCGGCCACGTATAATAATACAAGTGAATTAAGAGAATTCTTTACTGAACAAAAACTTATTCCTTTATGGAAAACTGTTGCAAATGAACTAACACATCAATTACTCTTACCAGACTTTGGTGAAAAAGAATACATATGTGAATACGATGTAAAAGAAGTTAGAGCTTTGCAGGAAGACATGGACGAACTTTATAAAAGAGTTAATACAGGTGTTCAAGGTGGATGGATAACAATAGGAGAAGCAAGAAGAGTTGTGGGTCTTGAAACAGATGATAGGCATGATATTTACTTAAGACCTCTTAATATGATTCAAATAAACGAAGAGGGTCAACCTTTATTAGAAAGAGATAGAGTCATGTATGACGGAGAAGACCCTAAATCGAAAGCAATATTAGATTCAACTGCTGTACCTCCTGAATCTTCTAGGGAGCCACGAGTACAAAGAACAGAAGAACCTAGGGGGGAAGAAAAATATATTGCTCAAATGCCTAGTGGTGCTTACTGTGTATTAGAACACGAAGATAACAAAGTTGTAGAATGTTTTAAAACTAGAGAAGAGGCAGAAAAGTTTTTAGCTTCTATGAAAAAAGATTTTGAACCTGTAGATGAATTAAAAGTATCACTTGAAGAAGCTGAAGTTTTATATGAAAAAGAATCTGAAATGTTTAATCCTTCAGAAAAGAAAGAAAAACCTAAAAAAGATAGAACTAATTTCCCTAGCTCTGGAGATGATATGGCGATAAGGATTTCAAATTCTAAATACAAACAATTTTCATATTCATATGCAAAAGATTTAAAAGAAAACTGGCCAGAAATTTGGAGACTAGCAGGTAACGGTGGTAATCCGCCAACATCTTTTACAGGTAATGATGCTTACAGTAGATGGTCTAAATATCAATCTGGAGACAGAAGTGAATCAGTACTTAACTGGGTAAAAAGAAGAGAACGTTACATGGGCAGACATCAAAATGATAATAGATTAAATGGTGTTATTGCAGCAATCAAATGGGGTGGTGTTCTAAATATAGGTGTTCCTAAAATGAAAGCAGAAATTAATGAAAGAAAGAAATTAGTCAGAGAACGACGAAAGAAATCTTTAGAATATCAAAAACAAATGATTGATGAATTCTACCTTTCTAAAGTTAGTGGGACTATTAAAAAAACACTCACTAATAAACTTAAGGAACACAATGCTAAAAATCCAAAGTACACCGTAAGGTTAAGTACTCTTATAAGGGTTTTTAATAGAGGTGTCGGTGCTTATCGAACAAACCCTGGTTCAGTGAGAGGTAATGTTACTGGTCCTGAACAGTGGGGAGTAGCGAGAGTTAATGGGTTCTTACACGCTTTGCGTACAGGACGATTTAAGAGAAAGCCTTACGATACAGACTTGTTGCCTTCTTCTCACCCTCTCTCATCTAAAAAGAGTGGGATGAAAGCTTCTAGTGTTAAAGTAGGTCAATCTGTTTCTTGGTCAATAAAAAAGGACCCAGACCCACCTTCTACAGTTCATGGTATTGTAACTTCTGTTAATAATGAAAAACAAACTGCAACTATGATGGTATGGGCAATAATGGAAGATGGTTCACATAAAAGAACAGATAGAAGTGTTGTGATGCCAATATCTATGCTTAGAGTTATAAAAGATATTACCAAGGAAAAGACACATAATTTGGCTTCTAGTTGATATTATAGTTACATAACTTAGTAGGAGTATTCTAACGACATGTCAAATAGAGAATTAAAAAGTATAGACCTAGAGTTTAAAGAAGAATCAGAAGGGAAAGTAAGTGCTGTATTTTCAGTATTTAACAACTTAGATTCAGATGGTGATATTGTTCTTCCGGGTGCAATAGAATCAGGATTTAAATCAGGTTCAGTTCCTATGGTATGGGCTCACAAGTGGGACATGCCAATCGGAAAAGGAAAAATAATAGAAGATGGTAGTAAAGCTACTTTTGAAGGAGAGTTCTTTATGGACACTGAATCTGGAAAAGAAGCATACAACATTGTAAAAAATATGGGCGACTTACAGCAATGGTCATTTGGTTATAAAGTAGATGATAGTGAAAGAGGTACGTTTCAAGATGGCGAAAAAGAAATTGATGCTCGATATCTAAAAGGACTT